CAAATATGGCAATAAGAAAGAAGAGAATAAAACTTTCTCGTGAAGTAGTTCATGATTTGAAAGAAGTGAGTAAGTTATCTTGTGTCAAACAATGGGAATTTGCTGGTAATATTAAATACAAAAATTTCGAGTTTAGTAAACCAAATATCGTCACATCAAAAAAACGAAATCGTGTAGAAGGTCCTGAAATCGATAGAGTTTGGTATTCTGAAATGTCATTTCACACACACCCAGGTATTGGTCACCACGACGGGACTGTATGTCAAAATACACCGATATTCGCAACTCTCCCCAGTAATGCGGATTTCGAAGCATTTATCAAAGGGTTTCCTGAAATGCAAGTCAATATAATTTGTGATTCACACGGATATTACGTTATTAATATCCTTAAATCGGCATACATGAGGGCATCACCTTTACCTGAGGCTGTACACGAATATATGAGAAAGGTACGTAGTAAACCATTCATGCGTATTTGTGTATTTTCAGATAATGGGATTGAATATTTTCAAACAACTATAAAAAATTGGAAAAGAGAAATTAACGACTATGTTGATCCAGAAATGATGAAACTTTTTGGAATATCAATTCGTTATTATGGATATGAAGATGACCCCCCAATTGTTACGGTCTATCGGGATATAGACGTAGTATAGCATCTTCTAATTCATCCACTTCATACCAAGCCCAATGACACTCAGATGAATTCTTATCTATTTCACACATCTCCTGTGCTTCTTTTATCGCTTCTGTGAAGCGTAAACGAAGTCTCAGATTCTCCTTGATTGGTCTCACCTCTACGATACTTGGTCGTTGGTACATACTTTCAAGGACATTCCTACGAGTCTTTGCTAGTTTTATTTTGTACAGACTATTTTCAGAAAAAGTAGCCAAACACTTCATCTAATATATGAGGGTATTAAAGTTTTAAGTTTATAATTATATATAAGATGTCCTCTTATAACGTTGAAGCTTGTAATTTCAAGTACCGGGTCTCTTCCCTTGAGAGGGTTGTCGATGGTGACACAATTGATGTAAATATTGATCTAGGTTTTGACGTATGCACAAAGCAGCGTGTCCGTCTTCTAGGGATCGATACACCCGAATCTCGCACTTCGGATAAGGAGGAGAAGGTCTTCGGTCTCCTATCGAAAAAGAAGCTCAAGGAATGGTGTCTCAAGGCTGTCGCATCTGAGAAGGATGACGTTGAAATCGAACTCAGATGCCCGGAGGCGGATTCTAGGGGTAAGTTTGGTCGTGTACTTGGAGAGGTTTGGGTCTCCGAAGATGGAGTATGGACCAATGTGAACAAGTGGTTGGTGGATAATCACTACGCGGTTCCATATGGAGCACAGAACAAATCCCTCGTTGAGGCATTTCACATCGCGAATCGACGTATGTTGATAGCTTTACATCCAAATGATTTTAGTTCAGAACTCAAGGAAAAATATTCGGACATAAGATCACCAGGTTTAGATTTGTCTTAGTAAGGATACTTATGCACCCATAAATATCATGTAATGATTTCCATCGGTGGGGTTTTATCATATACCCATATATTAGCTATATATTTTTGACCAGAAATAACAGGTTTTCCTTCATGTGACGATATACGAGTATCAAAACCACTAGAGTCTCTATTATGAAAAAATAAAGCATCTCCTATATTCAGTTTGAAACTTTTATTTAACATTGGAAAATGTGTTTCACCACCTGTATAGTTGTCATTTAAGTAAATTATAATTGTGTACGGTCTAGGCATTGTATCACCAGAATCTGTATGTTTGGGAATAAACCCCCCTTTCTCATATTTTACAACTGATAATCCCTTAAATTTATTGATTGGTATACCCAGTTTATTCGAGCATATTTTAGTAATAGGTAATCCCAATTCTGGAGACATTCTTTTTGTATGACTGTTAATATACTTGTTATTACCTTTTTTATCTCTTACATAAAATTTTGATCTTTTGTAATCAGATATATCACCTTTACAATTTATAAGAAAATCACATTGTTCTTTCGTTAAAAAATTTCTATAAACTTTGGGTTCAATATAATAACTAAACATTGCTTTATTAGTGACCTAATTCTTTAATAAGGATACTTATGCACCCATAAATTACAAACCCATTTCTCCCCGGACTTTACAGGTTGCCCACCATGTAAAGCATCGGATGTATCCAATCCATAGTTATCCAGTGTATGGAAGAAGAGCGCGTCACCAGCCTTGAGTTTATATTTTTCATTTAGATATGGGAAAGCTGTTTCACCCCCCTCATACTCATCATTGAGAGCTATGATGAAAGTGTATAACCTCTTATTTTTGTCTTGATAAAAGACATCTTGGTGAGGGTTGTAGTGTCCACCCTCTGTGTACCGTAAAACCTGGAGTTGTTCACAATTTTCGATCGGTCTATCGGTACGACTCACACATCGTTCTACGACACGTCTAACAATAGGGTCTTCAGTGCTTAACCAAGCTGTCTCACTTTTTCGTATTTGTTCATCAACCCTTCTATCCTTATCTACAGTTGATACGTGCAATTTGCTTTTTGCTTCTTGTTTAATATGGATACGCTCATTTTCACTCAAAAAATTTTCGATTACCACCGGTTTGGGATATGTGGGAAGCAGGTACACCAATAATACAATGAGGAACAATAGAATGACCATCTTACTGTATTCATAGAATTAATTTTCTAGGAAATGCAGAGTTGTACCTTTTACGAATTACGGTGAATATTTCATCACTATAATCGACGAGTTTTTCTATGATTCTGAATATTTCGTCATGTTTTTCTTGATCAAGTATATATTGTCTTAGAAGATCTCCACCTGTATTAGATATCATTTCAAATATTTGTGAAATATCTCTTGACTTATCTAGAAACTTTTCTTGTCGTTGAAGTATCGTTTTGAAATACTCTTCACTCATCTCGTTTAACATGTAAGATATTCTAAGTTGCAGATTATCTGGGGGTTGAAGATCCATAAACATTAGATCACGCTCACATTGGTATACAATTATAGCAAATGAGAGTATTTTGTTCGATGCACCAACTGATCTAAGCTCTCTAAATGTCGGTGTACCACCACATGGTATGTCCCCATGTTCTCTAGATGACATTGTCTTCTTTTTGAACTCTATGAAATGAGGGTTATGGATACGTCCAGTTTCTATTTGACCAGTTCGCCAGTCAAAAGCTGTATGACAACTTGTACACCACATCTGCGCACATCCACTTGTTTTATAAATAACTGTGCCACACTTCGGACACGATTTACTATCCCTATTTAAAAGTTCCATTGTTTCGACGGTTTGTGGATCACATTCATGATCATCTGTGAGTAATTCGTTACATTTCTTACAATAGTGTTTATCACACAATCCACAATACCAATTTTCATTCAGAAAACCTTTACATTCCTCGTGTGGACACTGGCGGACAAATGATGTCTCTCCGTGATCAACCCCATTTGTACGTAGTTGTTCTATATGTCGCCAAATATTTTCCATCTCTCTATAGAGATCTCGAATCTCTCTCGTTATTAAAGGATTTTCATCTGGGTTATTCTGATGTCTATGATGTAGTGTTAATAGTTGTGATCTTTGGGTATCTAGTATGATTCTTAGTTTCCTCATTTGAAGAATTCTCTCAACCTCGGGTTGTGTCTCTGGCATTCGTGCTTTTTCTCTTTCGAATAGTACGACCTCACGGCGTCGTTTGAGTTCTGTATTTCGAAAATACTTTGTACAAAATGAATCTACAAATTCACGGTTCCAGGGGGTTTTACAACCCATACAGTGTGGGTCTTCAAATGAAGAAAGTATGTATCTTTGACTACATGAGCGACAACTCGATAAATCACATGATGGGCATTCAACTTTTTTATGATTTATCTTATTGAATTTTTCACAACATACACCGCATGTAGTCATTAGTGTAAAGGGGATTTTTTTCTTTAATTAAAGTAATATAACATGGCTATGTACGCCGCCGCCGGTGTTGGTGTACTTTGTATCAGCTCCAGTGTATCTGCTGTCATGATGAACAAAAAAGAGGAGGAAGTGGCAGTCCCAGCCGAGCAACCGAAGAAAACCATCGAGAAAGAAGAAGTCGAAGAGACGGGGATTGCTCCGGAACAACCCCCACCCCCTCCTTCGGAGCCCGAGCAGAAACAACTCACCACCCCTAACAGTATGCGTAGTGCATTTTCGGTTTGGGGTGGTCGTGGTCTGAACTGGAAATTGAACAGTTGCGGAAACAGTATGATAGATTCATCAGGTGGGTGGTGTGCTCAAGCGAACCATGTAGGTGAGTGGATCCAACTCGATAATGGTAAAATCGGAAGCATTTCCGGTGTGATTACACAGGGTAGGAAAGATGCCGACCAGTGGGTCAAATCATTCAAGGTCAAATACAAGGATGAATCAGGTTCTTGGTGGGACGTTGATGGTAAAACATTCTCAGGAAATACGAACCGCAACTCAAAGGTTACGACCACATTCAGTAAACCCGTGAGGGCTAGGTATATACGTATTTACCCCCAAGAATGGCATGGTCATATATCCATGCGTGTCGATATGTTTGCAGGTGATACACATACAGATAAATCACCAGCTCTCGGTGACTTACCGTACAATGGACATAGCAGTTCTGGGAATTGGTCTGATGACGCCATAGGTACGAGTCATGGTGCGGGTCGTTTAGATTCTGGACGATCCTGGTCCGCCAAGGTAAGTGAGGTAGGTCAATGGTACCAACTCTCCTTAAATACACCTGTGAATATATCCGGTGTAGCCATGAAAGGACGTCCTGATCATCCACAATGGGTAACATCCGTTAAAATTCAATACGAAGATGAAAACGGTGAATTCAAGGATGTAGATGGTGGATTTGTATTTGACGCGAACTATGACAAGAATTCACTCGTGAAAATATTTTTTGCGAAACCTATCCGATCAAAGGCTATACGCTTTTACTCTCAATCGTGGTACGGTCACATGTCTGCAAGATTTGGTATCTTGAGGGGTGGTGAGGTTTCGTCCACAGAGAAGTACCAAATTATGGGATACACATTTGAATAAAATATATGATTATAGTAATAAACATCTAAGATGGCTATGCCAATGTTAGCTGGTGTTGGTCTCATGATGGTATGCTGTTCTTCTTCCAGTCTATCATCATTGATGATGGGTGGTGGTGAGGAAGACCCAGATGGAGATGGAGCAGGAACCCCTCCCCCAACCCCAGTCCTCCGTAACACTCCAGAAACCATGCGTCATGCATCGACTGTTTGGTCGGGTGAAGCCATCGGTGTAGGACATGGTCGTGGGCGTCTAGATTCTGAACAGGGATGGTCTGCTCAGGCGAACCAGGTGGGTGAATGGTATCAAATTGATAACGGTGTGGTTGGTGAAATCACTGGTGTCGCCATTAAGGGGAGGGCTACAGCTGATCAATGGGTCAAAACTTTTAAAGTCCAGTCCAAGGGTGCGACTGGAACATGGGCAGATGTTGACAGTGGTAAGGTTTATACAGGTAACACAGACATGGATACTCAAGTCGATGTGACTTTCACCGCTCCCGTAGAGGCTAGGTACATTCGAATCTACCCACAGACGTGGAATAATCACATGTCCCTCCGCGTCGATATCGTCGCTGGGAAGACTAGGACAGATAAGACCCCCACTATTGTTGATGTACCATACAGTGGACACAAATCATCGGGTAACTGGGATAATAACGCCATCGGTACAAGTCATGGTGCGGGTCGCTTAGACTCGACCCGTGCATGGTCCGCCAAGACAAATGCGATAGGTCAATGGTATGAATTAGACAATGGTAGTGCCACTGACATATCAGGTGTTGTTATTAAGGGGCGACCGGCTCACGGTCAATATGTCACATCTTTCAAGGCGCAATACAAGGATTCAGCGGGTGCGTGGAAGGATGTTGACAGTGGCTATATTTTTGAAGGGTCGCAGGACAAGGGCAGCCAAGCGAATGTATTCTTCAAGGCTCCTATAAACACGTCAGCCATTCGCATCTACCCACAAACATGGATTAACCACATGTCGATGCGTGCTGGTCTCATGACTGGAGGTTCCTCCTCAACAGAAGGATACAGGTCTAGGCCAGTTGAAAAAGAAATCGAAGCATTCTCTTTTTAATTACAATCCATCTACAAAACTAGCAATAATCTCCATCGCGTCATCTCTACCGTACACAGTTTGTGTAAAAAAGAGAGTCATTTCGGCCTGTCCGTATGACAAGTATGTATCCCGATACTTTTCATATATAGATGCGAGACCATCTAGGTTATTCCCACACCAATTCTCTACATCCTCCTCGGTCATATCACGATGAAGACCCTTCTCGATGAAATCGACAACCTCGTCGCTGAGAGGCATGTCGGTAATCACGGTACAGTCGTCGTCGGGATGATTCATTTTAGTTATTTTTTACATATTTTGGTGTTTACTTAAGTTTATTGTACTCCTCTTTTGCATTTTCATATGCTTTTTTGACTTGACTGATGGTAGATGCTCTTGTGATTCTACCCTTG